AAACCGAGGTTTGAGCGAGCGCTTTCTGCAGTCGTCGCCCCGGTCCCGCCCTGGTTAACTGGTACTGCCCCGCTTACCTTGTCGGCCTTGCCGTTAAGTGCCTTGGTGAAGCTGTTCCAGGCAGGTCCTGTAAAGCTGCTTCCATCTGGCAGGGTCACCGTAACGTTTCCTGTCCCGCTGAAAATGCTCTGCCAGTTTTGTTTGTCGTAATTGAGCCCACGCAGGGCTTCTGCGCTCTGGGCCACCAGCGCCGCAGTGACCAGGTTCATTGCCACTCGCGGTACGGCATACCATGCAGCCCCTGCCTGAGTGGGGCCGGTATAGTTGCTGACCAGCGTCAGTGAGGTATTACTGTTCACTGTTTTGATCGCCAGCGTGTAGGGAATACCGCCGACGGTCACAACAATAAAATCTCCGGCGGCCACTTCGGTGGTAAAGGCGGTGCCACTGCCGGTGACTGCTGCAGAGTTATTGGTCAGTGTCAGTGTTCCTGCGGACATAGATGCTCCTTTGAGGCAATAAAAAACCCCGCCGGAGCGAGGTTGGTGTTAAGACTGTAAAGATTCAGACGTACATATCGGGGATAACGGGTAACGAGATCGGCGTAACCCCGGCGTTCGCGAGCTGCCTGTCAGACCAGCCGACATACAGCCCTCTCCCTGCCCTCAGTGTGCCGTTCTGCATAACCAGGCCATAGTGATAGTGGTAAATGCGACCACCGCCATAGCTGGGAACGCGCAGACCAAAACGGCCTACCGGCACATATCCACCACCGGGGACGGTCTGCGCTGTTGCGGATGGCACAAAATTTGTGCCGAGATAAACAAATGGCCTTCTCGCCGTTGAGAACGTGCATTGGCCTGCCGCGTTATAGATATTGAATCCGGGATTCGCGGCCACCGGCGAAACGCCACCTGCGAATATGACCACATCAACAGTGCCACTCATGGGCTGATCTTCCGTGTTTGACCCGTCGTTAAGAAACAGCAGCCGGTTTCCGTCATAGTCCAGCGTGTAGGGGCTGTTCCACTTACAGCAGACCAGGTATTTGCTGCGATCAAACCCTGCAATGGTCGGAGTGACCCAGCCTGACGTACCGACGGTTACCCTGGCTTTATAAATGCAGTACCCAACCCTCGACGCCGTTGTAATCGCCGTAAAGTCGGTGCTGTTCTGAACGAGGAGGCCAACGTTTGAGTTCTGGCTTACGGGCAGTATCTGCCACAGCGTGCCGGAGAACGCCACGCGCTGTGGATTGGGTAATCCTGGGTTTGAATTACCGCTCCAGTTTTGCGTGACGTTCGCGCCGGAAATACTGATGCTGTCCAGTTTGAATATCCCCTCGTCGCTGATTACCGTCTGGGTGGGAATGAAAATAACATTCGAACCCGAAACGTAGCCCTCAACCGTCGCGGTATTAACTTTCCCGATACCGCCGGAAATCGCCCCGCCATAAGTGGGGCAGCGTAATCCGGCGGTGATTTCCATCGGCTTACCGCCATCATTGAGATCGATTAAAAGTCCTGAAGGCATAAATCACCATGAGCCAACGACGATACGGCCACCGCCAGGGATATTGACGGTAATACCGTTGTTGTTGATGACGACCGTGTTATTGGTCCCGTTGAAGGCAAAATTACCGCTGGTAGCATAAAACTTACCGTGGAATTCACAGTTACCGTTTTTATCTATGTTCCACCCCGCCCCTGTCGGCCCTGAAACATAGTCTTCTGATCGGATGTAATTGCCGATTTTGGCATTCGTGATGCTACCGTTCTGGATCATCGCGTCGCGAATAAATACCTGGCCGTTGAAAACAAAGAACGCAGCCTGATAGTTACCCGGATCGCTTCCTGAATAGATACCGAACTGATCAGCAGCAAATACCACTGTCGATTTGTATGAGCCTCCTGATGGTTCGATGGACATCCCAAAGCCGGTGTTGTACTTCACCCCGTTTCGGACTATACCCAGATTCAGCGTATACGACGCTTTTGCGCTGCCATCACTGGTTACCTCTGCGTTCAGCTTCTGATTGACGGCGGCCGTCAGACTGCCCACCTGAGACTGCACATAGGTATCAAGTGAGGAAATAGCTTTTGCGTTGTCACTGATAGCTGTCTGCTGCTGAAGGATTTGGGAATTGACCTCTCCAAACTGAGCCTTAACGCTCGTTGTGAGCTGTGCAAGAGCCTGGTCTACCGTGGCGATGGTGGTTCGTACCGTCAGAATTTCAGCATTAACCACCCCCAGTTGCTGGAACTGGCGATCCACAGTGCCTTTGTTAGCCAGCGCATTCTGCAAAATACCTTCAAGGTTGGTATCGACACCCTTCTCAACGTTTTTCATGGCGTCAGAATTCCTGACAGCCTCGTCAATGACGTCAATCAGGTCTGATGTGTCGGTCTGACACAGCGCGGCCACTTCCACGAATGCAGATGTTCCGAAAGCGTTAATGGTGCGGACATACCAGTAATAGGTGTGACCGTTCTTCAGACCGTGGCTGCTCCAGGTGGTACCGACACCGGCTCGCGTTGCTCCACCTTCAACAGTGGGTGTGCTGGTATTCGGTAGTCTGGTTTCGCCGGACGTCCAGAAATCAAACTGCGTTGAGACGTTCGTCACTGCTGCCAGCCGCGGGTAAAGCGTAATGGCAAAGTAACTCTGCTCAATATCGACCCTTGACGGCGGAGGCGGTGCCTGAATGCTGAATTCGAGATATGCCTCCGGCGACTCTGCCCCCATCTGATTTACCGCAGTGACATGAGCTGTGTAGGTAGCCTGAACAAGCCCTGTCAGCCTGGTGAATGAACCCGGTACCTGAACAGAGAGCACCGTCTGACCCGCTTTGCGGATCACGACCTTGTTATAAACAAACTGCCCGATGTTCTGCCAGGACAGCACGCCCTGCACCACCTGTCCAATTTCCTCGACGGTGTATTTCAGGTTCTGCGGTTGTGCCACGCCTCCCGGCGGCAGCTGCGTAAACGGTGGGCGCTCAATCGGTTTCCCAATCGCATCACCCCAGACGTCAGCGGTTTCCTGTTTCAGGGTGATCTGCACGCCGTTCTGAACGCCAAATTTCCAGTCAGTGACACGCATTTCGACATTAACGATACCGAGCGACGGAAAGTTTACTTTCACGTACATACCCGGTCGGTAGCGGTAGCCACTCAGGTTCAGCGTGAGATTCATCGTGCGCGAAATTCGGGTGCGCTTCAGCTTAATATCCGCCAGGCGCTGGGCCTGAAACTCACTGGTCACAAACCGAAGTTTCATATCCTGCGATATTTCAACGCCATCTTCTGCAACCCACTCACTGACAGAAACAGCCGGAAAATCAGCCTCAGCATAGGTCTGTTTCGGGTCGATAAACGTTCCGTTAATGGTGTTAACGCGCTCAGACTGGGACACTTCCGGCATGATTTCGATGTCACCAGCCAGCTGGCTTTCAGTGATCACTTCCGTCGCCGGGCCGTAATACGCGCCAACCAAAATTCCGTGCTTACCGGCGATGTATGTTGGCTCAGCGGCACCCGCCGCCAGCATCGCTTCAAGAATGCTGGCCTTGTTTTCACTGAGATCAAATTCCCCGTTGAGGGTGTAACGTTTTTCAGACGTACCGTCGCCGTTAGTTACCGTTTCGTCGCAGATATTGGCGGCTTCCTGAAACTGATCCCAGTTCAGATCAGCGTCAGGAACTTTCAAATAATTGCGGTAGTAATCCAGCACGCAAAGTGCCAGGTTATTGCTGTATTCCGTGCGGCCGGTGCGCGGGTCATAGACCTTGCGCCCTGTCTTCTCCACTTTGATATTCGGAATACCGGACGGAAATTTTTCAGCGTTGAACTTCAGCGACACGCGAAGCCAGGAAATCCCCTTGCCGATCATGTCATCTTTCCATGACGGGCAGTTTTTCAGCATAAACGGGTCGGCCGTCTGACGATCGTTATGAACCTCATACGTCGCGTTGTCGGGGTATGAACCGATATCATCATCACCGAGGTAGATGGTCCCCACACCAGACAGCGGATGCCCCGCCAGAGTGATAGCCAGGTGAAGCCATTCGCCATCCGTCTGATTGCCGGGCTGTTCTTCAGAGAAAAACAGGGTGCCAGCAGACACAGTCCTTCCATAAACCACCGTTTTTGGACTGGCCGCAGCGCGCAAAACCTGCTTCCTTTCGGATGTGTCCCGATAAGAACCAAGAGACGGTTTTTTGGTCATCATCTGCGTGGCCACCTGCGCAGCGATGGTGATGGCCATTGCTATTGCGTAGGCACCATTGGCAGCTGCAGCGCCAGCGGCGACAGTCGCAATGATAGGAATAGCTGCAGGCATCAGCGAACCCTCCATGTACTCATTGGTTTGACGCGCAGGCAAACCAGACCTGCCTCACCCGGCACCCATACAGCGCCGCCGTAAATCACTCCGGCGCATCGGGTACCGGCGTTTTCTACAACCGCGATATCGCCGCGCTGAGCCATCTTCACAGGTACTTCATCAAGATATTTAGCCAGAACCTTTTCAAGCGAACCGCCACCGCGCAGCAGCGCTTTTTTCGCCCCTGTTTCGCTGTCATACGTCCCGCGCCAGCCGTCAGCAAAATTCTCCCCGGTCATCGCTTCTGCGCAGTCAGCTGCAAACAGGCAGCAGTCATGTTCGCCCCATAAAAAAGGCCGCTTTTCAGCGGCCCTTATCACGGCGATTAATCTGTTATGCCAGTCTGGATGCTTCATGCTTCCTCACGAATAGGTAAATCCTGGCGCATCTTTTTTACTGCCCCAGTAAATTGAACGTTCTGCCATTTGAGCGACGTAGCGAAATATACGGTCGCCCGGCTGGGCTGCCTGGTGGGATTCATCGGTATAGCGATCCGGGAAAGGTCGCTGCCAGTCCTCAAAAATATTACTGACGGTGTACTGCAGGGCGTTGGTTTCCCCCGACGTCGCGCCGGTACCGGATACCCGCCCCTTAAAAATCAGGTCAGCAACCTGAACAACGCCGTTGTCGTCCATAGCCACCAGATACAGTTCCGCCGGTTTCCCGACACAGCGCTCGTTAAGCGTTTTGGCAAACAGGGACATATCCAGGCCGGACAGAGTCATTTTCAGTTGCGTCGGGCTTGTCGTGTTGGTTTCGCTCACGTCATCAATAGCGCCCAGCGTTCCCATGCCGTAATAGACAAATCCACCCAGCACCAGTGTGCCGGTGCCGGAGTGAACGTAAGCCGTACCTGACTCAAACTGGACATTTGCCGCCAGCACTGCAGTAACCCTGTCGCGGGAGAGCCAGGTAATCATCGAATCAGAAAATGGGGAATACAGCATTAAAACGCCTCCTCAAACTCCAGTGTGTAGCTGGTGAAAACGCCCGGAATACGGTTCCCCGCGCCCTGCTGGTTATCCTTCAGCTTAAAAATACCGTAGGGGTTAGCCACCTCAATTTTGCCGTTAACCGGCGGAGAGGTACGCAGCATCGGTGCAATCGGAATGATTGCGGTACCAGTTGATGTGCTGGTCACATCAGCCGTAACCATTTTCAACTCATCGTTAACGGTGAGGTAATCCCCGGTGCGCAGCACAAGCTTGCCGGGCGTCCAGCCCTTGCTGCTCAGCTGCATGCCAGTCTGGTTAGCGTCCTGAACAACCGGATTCCCGGCTGGCGCTCTGCCATCCCGGCCCCAGTCACGAATTTTTACCCTTCCATATTCACCATCGAGCGAGGCCACCAGCGCATCTATGCGCCGGGATTTTTCATCGGTGAGATTGTTAAACGTCAGGGAGCAAATCCAGCGGGTACCGGGAAAGCGAACGGTCTGGGAAGCGCCGTTAAAGGGGGAACGAAAGGTTTTGGTATTACTTTCCGGCCGCCACGTCAGCGACGCCGGACATACATCTGCAGGCCATTCAAGCGCAGCCATAGTTACTCCTTACTTAAACGTTTAGCATTCTCCTGGCCGGTCCATTCGTCTGGAAATCCTTTAACGTTTCCTGCCTCGCCAGCTTCGCACCGTCTCTTGCCCCCCGTGCTGCCGCTTCTTCCATTGCCTGTTTGAGCGCGGCGTCGCCATTACCGGAAATGGTGAAATGCTGGGTAATATTTATTTCACCACTTCCCGCTGGTGAGGTTTGCGCCCCGGTTACCCGAACACCGAGCGAACCATCCGCAGAGCGTGTGAGTGGCATGATGGCTTCCGGGCCAGCCTCCCCCATCAGCCCAGCGCCTTTCGCAAAAGCAAAGTATGTCGGTGATCTGACAATGCTGTTACTGTAAGCACTGAGGCTGGCGGAAGCGTAAGCGCCCCCCTTAGCGTTGAGCTGAAGACCTGATGCCGCCGAGTTGTAAGAACCAGACGGTGTGGACCCGCCAGCAGAGCCGCCAAACAATCCGCCCAGGAATCCTCCACCGCCCATAGAAGACTGCAGCGAATTGACGATCATCGCGTTAAGGATAATTTTCTGCATGGATGCCAGTACCGATTTTGACCAGTCCTCCCAGTCAACTTTGTTACCGGCCAGCGCTTCAGAAATATTCCCCACCAGCCCAGACATGGTATTGTTCACCAGGTCTGCTGACTGTGAGGCATAATCGGAAGCAGTATCTACCCAGTTAGCAAAACCCTCCCGCATCCCAGCAGCCCAGTCACTTCTTTGGGCATCAGACGCAGCGTAGAAACCCTCCTGATCGCGTAAGCGTTCATCGAGATAACGTTTATTCAGTGCCAGCTCCTGGCGATACAGTTTCTCAGAGATATCACCGGACTGAAACTGGCGCTGAAGGTCAACGTTTTTCTGCTGAAATTCCTCCCTGATACGCAGCATTTCCTGCATACGCTCACGCGTACGGCTCCCCTGCCCGTATCCAGTAAGCTCAGCCTGGTTTGATGCACGCGAGCTGGCATTGGCATCAGCAAGGTTTGCTTCATATGCTGCCAGTTGCTCACGAATTTTCTGCTGATCAATAAGCGCGGCATTCTGCAACAGGGTCTGTTTCTGGGATTCTGTCAGCGTCGCCAGTTCGCCCTGGCTAACCTGGTATTTCAGTTTTGCCAGTTCGGTATTTTGACCAGCCAGAGCAAGCTGCTCTTTCTGCTGTTTGATCAACTTGTCATACGTATCGACAGTTTTTTCAGCGTCAGATTTACCACGCGGTTTTTTATTGTTATCACGGAGCTGCTGAAGTTTTCTCTCCCCCTCCACTGCAAGATTTATATATTTTTCATATTGTCCGGCAGGAAGATTAAGGTCTGCAGCCTCAAACTCAGCCTGCCTTCTAGCCCTTTCAATCCCTTGCAGTCCAGCCAGCTCAGCCTGTCTCTGAGCTTTCTCCATGGCTTGTTCTTGCTTTGTATCAAGCGCAGGAAGTACTGGCCCAGCATATTTGGGAGGAGCTGCGGATGTAGACTGTCTGGTTACTTTATTCAAACGGTCATACATCTCTGTAAGAGAACTCACAGCACCAGCCATTTCTACCGTTTTGTTTATGGCCTGATCAGTTATGTCGTTAATTAACTGTTGAGTTTGCTTCCTTTTGTTGAGCATTTGCTCAAGTCGACCTTCTTCAACCGCTAGTTCTGAAGCAAAGTCTGCCGCTTTCTCTATCGCGTCGTTATACAGCCATGTTCCCTCTGAAGCTGAATTAGCTGCTAATTTAGCGTTATAAAGTTGATTGGATAATTCAGATACTTTCTGTTTCTGCTGTTCAATTGCAATATTCTGAGCGTCCAGTGAAATATTCGCTTGACCGAGGTTGGCGGATATTTGCGTCTGAGACATTGATTTCAGATTATCGCGAACCTGTTCGATAGTGTCAGCATATTGGATTGCAGATTCTCTGGCTTGCTCTTGCCGTTGATACATTGTGTACCACGCGCCAGCTCCCAGCATTAAAATTCCAGGTAAACCACCAACTAACGACAAAAGTCCCGTTGCGCCAGATTTGAACAAATTCATTACAGATGTTGCACGGTTGAGTGCTTCTTGCGATGCAGAAACTGCTCTATTTGACTGAACGAGAGCAGCATTAGCTGCAATCATAGCGCGGCGTTTGGCGATAGCATTCTGTGTAGCTGTTGCTTCTGCGTTTGTGTTTTTCGCAAGTTCCAGTTCAGATAAAGAAAGTTGATACGCACGCTCTGCAGCAATTGCATCCGCAGCTGCCTTTCGCTGTGATTGGGTAGCAGATTCGGCCCTTGCAGCTGCGAGCGCAATTTCGTTTTTTCTGGCATCAATTAATTGCGCCGTCTGGGTGCCAAGATCGCCGAACATACCTCCAAGATAGCGAGCTCCACCTATAGCTGCCAGAGCTCCAGCGGCCGTAGCAACAGTATCGATATTGTCTGAAACCGTATTCATTACAGCAACAAGAGTACTTGTCGCACCGGTAGCCTCATTCGCCCCACCAACCCAGGCCATGAAAGCATTTTCAATTTTCGTCGTGGCTGCAGATACGGTTTGCGGCATTGCCTCGAATTCACCGCGCATAGTACCGAGTTGGCTTATCAGGGCTGGGACAACCTTATCCGCAGTTAGCATTCCCTGATCGGCCATTGCCTTCAGATCTTTTCGGGCAACTCCCATACCTGCGGCTAGGGCACGGATAACCCTATCACCGTTTTCGTTTACCGAGTTGAATTCCTCACCACGCAGCACGCCCTGTGCTAATGCCTGACTAAACTGGGTGATAACAGAACTTGCTTCAGAGGTGCTGGCGCCTGAAAGCTTCAGCCCAGTAGAAATGGCCTCTGTTACATCCAATACTTGCTGTGAACTGTATCCATATTCACGCATAGATGCAGCGGATCGAGCAAACAGGCTCGCATTATCAGAAAAGGCGGTTCCGGTTCGTTGGCTGATTTCCATCAAGGAGCGCTGTGACTCAGTAAAATCTTCAGACGACTGGGAAGCCTGCTTTAAACGAGCGTTAACAGAGCTCCATTCATCGGCCAAGGATATTAGATGCCCCGTGGCAAATGCTCCAGCGAATGCCCCTGCCATTCCTAGAGCCGACGCCTTTGCAGTATTTATCTGATTCGTTACCTCCGCCAGTGCTCGCTGTGTCTCCCGAGACGCAGCAGCGGCCTGACGCCCACCAGTCTGCATTACCCTATAATAATCATTCCCCATTCTTGAGGCTCTGGCAATTTCTGACTGGAATGACTGAGAGTTTGCAGATATTTTGATAATCAGTTCGCGCAGCGTCGCCATATTTTTACCCATAAAAAAACCCGCTTAACCAGCGGGTCTTGAGTTATAAACCGTCTTTCTTTTGGTGAGCAACCTGTATTAATAAATCTATTTGTGCATCTTGTTTTTTATTTATTTCTTTAAGAGCTTCAACTTGTTCATTTGCCCTTGTGCTAAATCGTAATAAATAAAAAATCACAATTAGATTTATCAGCCACCCGAATATTCCAAAAACTACTACCAATGGTTCCATGACTCCTCCTTTTATTAAAGAAAGAGCGTATCGCCACATCACAGATAAGTGAAGCGTTTATTGTGTCGCTGCAGTTAGCGCCGCCTCAAGCCCGGCAAACGGGTCTGCACCTTCTTCATCAGGATCACGCTGCCAGCGCAGCAGCATGTCACTCATCGTGGCTTTTGCGCCCTGAGCATTAAACACAGCCGTTGCAATTTGTGCCGCCTGAATGTCACCCCGGATATCACCTATTGGGCTATGTTTATCAAATTCAGCCCAGAGCCTGAGCTCACTGGCAGACATGATATCCCGTAGCTCTGATAGCGTGCGCCCCATGCGGAGCGCAAGCGACATCAGAAACCGCATGCCGGGCTGTGCTACTTTCCCTCAGCTTCCTTAGGGTCAGTAGTCAGATTAAGAGCCTGGCGCAGCAACCGCGCATGAACAGGACCATACACCGCTTCGACATCGGCAAAATCATTTTTGCTGAATACCGGTTCACCCTGTTCGTCAAACAAAACGTCAATAAACAGTGTGACATCGGCGCGAAGATTGCGGTGCGCACGTTCTGACACGGACAACTCACCATCAGTATCACCCGGTTTAATCACGTCCTGCCAGTGCAACCATGCTTCTGCTGATGGTTCCCTGAGCATAATCTTTACTCCATCCCATTCCGGCACTTCAACAGTAACATGGCGGAATGCGGACTGACGCGACAGCGCGAGCTCCTTAATAGATTTCATCGGTTACTCCTTATGAACCCGGATCAATTTTCTGGGGCTTGCCCTTCAGACGCAGCGAGAATGTGGCGGCCACGACGCTGTTTGTACCTGATGACCAGGTGTGCTGGCGAACTTCAGACAGGAACTGGAAGCCGATCCCAGAAGGGAAAATGATTTTGAAACCGTATGTGGTGTCATTGTCATACGCATCACGCAGGGCATCCTGTGCAGGGTTTGAGTAAAAGTTACCTGACAGAGAGATTTCTGACTGAGCGCCCAGGCCGTTAATGTTTTCCTGTTCCGTAGAACACAGGGTCGTGACGTCGATATCCTGTTTCTGACCGCCAGTGAAATTCACCTCTTTAATGGTGCACTGCAAATCCAGATAGGTTGCAGAACCGACCGTTTCTGGCGTTGCCGGGACAGAAGTGATCTGAATCTTCGTACCCTGTGATTTTTCATAAAGTGAGGACATAACTGTCTCCTGAAATAAAAAACCCGCCGGAGCGGGTGGTATGGTTTAGGTCTGGTCAGACGGTGACCTGAAATTCGAGCGTGGCCCGGTGATAGCGCAGATCAGGCTCATAAGCTGGTGTTTTAACAACATTTGCAGGCCTCAGTACCTGCAAAGCATCCAGTGCCATATTCCTGATCGTGCGCGCTTCAGTGATGGTGCTGGAATAGACATCGACCTGCACCGAAACAGAAGACTCTGCCTGGCCGCAGAGAACGTCAGCGGCCACATCAGTTATGATCGAGAAGATTACCCACGGCGGTGAAATTGAAGGTTTCCCGTCACTGCCAAGCGGTGCAACGTAGGGATAAACCTGCCCTCCGGCCAGAGGTGCAAGCAGAGGATAGAGATCGTCTTCCGTCATTTGCTTAATGCCTCATCTATCGCCTGGTTCATTCGCCTGATCGCGACCTCCGTCGCCAGCTCCTGGCGAACATCGAACGCGGGTCGCACAAACGGATGAGGCGGCATATTTACTGTCCCCATCTCAACAAACCGCCAGTAAAACGCATTTCGCGGATCGCTGGCTTTCATGGTGTTGTCACTATTACCGGTTCGCATGTTGCGGCCACGGATATGTACGCCGGAAGTAATTTCGCCACGGCGGCGTGAGCGCTGAGTCAAAACGACCACGTTTTTCTTCAGCTTTCCAGTTCTCTCAGGAGCGCGTGCGATCACTTCTTCCTTTAGAACTTCTGCCCCGGCGCGCGTGGCATCACGCAAAACCTTGTTGTTTTCAGCGCGGCTAAGTAACTCCAGGTCTTTTGCTATGTCATTCAACCCGGAAAAATCGAGGCTCGTTTCAATCATTTTTCCGCCCCCGTTTTACAAAGGATTTCCAGGCGGGTGCCTGTGGCGTTTGCTATAGGGGGACCGATGATATTAAGCACCTGCCCTTTGTAGGGGCCGCTCAGGACTTCGAGACGTGAAGAGGCGTTAACATCTGACCTGAAGCGCATCCAAACGCGAATGGTTGCCTGTGCCGTTTCAGCGCCACCTGACATTTGCTCTCTACCATTAATCCCCTTTACCTCCGCCGGAACCGAGTTACCGCCAGTCCAAGTCTCCACCGGCTGACCAGAAGGATCACGCGACGTTGTAAAGGTGAGAATCTTTACCCTGTGCCGGAATCGTCCAGGTTCCATCAGGAGCCCTCCTCTGGTTCAGATTTACCGCGCCAGTTGCGATGAATGAACATCATGCGTTCAGCTGCAGCGTTTTCATAAAGCTGCACTTCGCTTTGCGCGGTCCGGTGTTCAAACATGTCAGCAAAAACAAGGAGAACGGCGCCCTTAACGGCTGCAGGAATATCAGCAGCAACCTTCCATGCCGGTTCATCGCACCAGCGTATGCAGTAATCAAAAGCGGCCTGGGCGTACAGCGTGATCAGCTCGTCCCTGTCGTTTTCCTCAAACTCAATCTGCTGTTTAAACAGACTGAGGCCAATTACATCGAGAACATCTATCGCCATACGTTAAAAGGGCGGGTTTCCCCGCCCCCTCCATCATGAGCCAGAAGAGAAAGTGCCCTTGATGATTGCCGCCGGGCGATAGTGCGCCAGCGCCAGGCGCTCTTCGCACAGGATGGTCAGCATGTTTTTTACGAAGTTATCGCGGTCTTCACGGCTGACTTCCACGGTGGAATCCATGCGATCCCATACCTGAGAGGCCATATCGAAACCACCCACCGTAAAGGTACCGGCGGCCTGTGCCTTAGTCGGAACTACTGGCAGACCCCACATGATGTTGCTGGTAAACGCCTGAGGACCGCCGAAGATATAGCGGCCTTCGTTGTCTTTCAGCAGCGCGATGTTGTGCCAGTCGCGTGGGTTCAGGACGATACCGGAAGCACTAAACTCAGACTCGGTCACCTGGTAAATTGCATGAGCGATAATATCTGCGCGGGTGTCACCTGAAACATTCAGCGAGGTGTCATAGGCAGTTGCCACTTTGTTCAGGCCTTCCAGGTTATCCCCGGTGCCGTCGCCGTTCAGCAGCTGATTTTCTTCCTTCAGCGCCAGACCATACATCAGACGACCGTTGACGTATGACTGCAGCATTGGTGCATCATCCATCACCTGACGTGACGCCTGTACCCAGTGGGCGATGGTCTTCACGTTTGCGGTCTGCTTGCTGAAGGTGATATCCGATTCAGGCTTCAGCGCTTTCTCGGCCACCACGTCGGCGTTATTGGTAAACACCTCTTCACGCACGTACTCCAGAGCGTTGCTTGAGATGCGACCCTGAGCCAGAAGATCGCGGATAGTCAGGCGGCGCAAACCAGGCATGATGATGCCAGGGATCTGCATCGGCTGGATCAGTGCGCCAGCAGAATCAGCGTCACTGCCGAGCGATTTGTTGAACGTCTTCGCGTCAAAGGTGCCCTGTTTACCATCCCATGACTTAATGAGTTCATCAGCAGCTCGTTCAGAGAAGGATTTCTTCTCACCCGGATTCTCAGCACCGGATGCCAGTTTCTGTTCCAGATCGAAGAGACGGGTACCTGATTTGGACAGCTCTTCCTGTACTTTCGCCAGGTCTTCCTGCAGTTGTTTGGAAACCTTACCCGTGCTTTCGATTTCTGCTTTCTGTGCATCGAAAAGCTGGGACATTTTCTGCTGGGATTCTTCAATAGCTTTTTGAATGAGAGCGAGTTCAGACATAATTATTTTCCTAAGTTAGAAGGGAAAGATTGGATGCTCTGAAGCAGAGCTTTGATTTGTTCTTCGTTTCCGCCGCCCTCGGACTCGCTCCGAATCGCTGACTTAAACCGGGCTATTAACCCAACTGCCTGTGATTTGGTGAGGCCGACTGAATCCCTCAGCCAGTTCTCCACATCACGGATCGTTTCAATGCCATCGACGCTTTTCATGGCTGCAATGCCAGCCTGTTCGTTGGCCGGGAAGGTGCAAACGCTTATTTCGCGCAGTGCCTGGACATTCTTGAAAATGCGGCCGGTGGGAATGATGGTGTAATCATCTTTTGCAACCGAAAAGCCAACTGACATCCCCTCAACCGTACCGTGCTGCATTGCAGCTTTCAGGTCGGTGGCCCCGCTGTGCCCTGGCGTCAGTTGACCGCGCACATACAGTCCTTTTTGGTCTTCTGCCAGGTTGTCCCATTTACCTACCGGCAGTTCCCACGTCCTGTGGTTGAAAAACATCGCCACTTTTCGGGTCTGGTTTGCCAGTGCGTTTTTAAACGCCCCAGGCAGAATGATGTCGCCATCTGAATCGGTGTTATTGAAAACCGAGGCGTAACCTTCGAAAATCCCCTGCTTCCCGTCACCGGTGAATTTGATTTCTGTCTCGTCGAAAGACAGCGTTTTTACGATTTCAGGCATCACGGCCCCCATAAAAATTAAGCCCCGTCATTACGGGGCTTTTTGTTGGTTCCTAAGTCGGTTATTGGCACGTACTGCTTCTGTCGCATCGCCACATCGCCACCTGGTAATGGCGGCATGTTGTCTGTCCGGCGCATCTCGTTGATGGTTCGGAGCCCGGACTCTCCCATTGCCTTCATAAAGGCAGCGCGGGAAGCAGAATCGCCCCTCAGAAGACCATCAAGATTGTGCTCAGCATGAATGCGGCCAACATCCTTAGACGGAATTAGCCATCGCTGAATGCTGTTTTCCCACCGGGAGATATAGGGCTGCAGCGTGTACTGCAGGAAGCCGAGGTTTTGTTGCTCGATGCCGGAGCCCCAGCTCGTTGACTTCTCAACGTCGCCTACAAGATGAGGCGGCACGCCAAAGAAGCGCGCCAGTTCGCTAACCTGGAATTTTCGGGACGCCATCATTTCAGCATCCTGCGGTGTTACGCCAATTGCCGATGTGGAAAATCCCGCTTCCAGAATCCAGAGGCGTTTTTTTACCGGGCCGCCAGCGATCTCTTTGAAATTCTCTTCGACCTGCGAACGCTGCTGTTCAGTTAGCACTTTTTCGCCGGTTGAGAGGATTTGCGGAGACTTGGCACCATTGGCAAAGAAATCTCGCTGCTGATCTTCCATCGCCACCGCCACGCCAGCCGATTTACAGGCAAAAGCGATGGGTGACAGACCGACCAGCCCGGTAAAACCGAAGCCCTTCAGGTGAAAAATTTCTTTCTGCGAAAAGTTGGCGTATTCGCTGTCGCGCTGATAGCGATAAACCACTTTTTTACCGACAAGCTTTACATCCATATTGGCTGACTGAAGCGGGAGAAGGCTTATCACATCTCCTGCACTGTTACGGTCCACCAGTGCATATGCGTTACCGTAGAAACAGAGCTGCATCGTCATAGCCTCCCTGAATTCCTGGGCGGTCATGTACTGGTTAGGTGAATAGCGCAGCAGTCTCGCCAGTGGGTTGCTCAAATCAACTTTTTTACGGTTGTCTTTCTCATCGGTTTCGAATACATCCATCGGCAGGCATGCCGTGAGTGTTGAAATCAGACTCACACAGCGCCATACCGTAGAAATTTGCAGTATGCGTTCATCGTTAATTGATGAATCGCCAAGGTGACCATGGGCTGAAACAGGCCCCGTCTGTGAGCCCTGATTTGGGGTGACTAAACGCCCGCCGACAAACCAGGACTGCAGCTTCGCCCACCAGCCGTTATTGGTTCGCAGGTCAATCGTGTATTTAGGTTCTTCCATCACATGCTCAGCGGTCGAAAAATGAAGTCCTCGAAGTCACCACCCTGTTCGGTAACTTCCCCATTAGCAGCACCAACGGACATTGTCATTGCGACCATGCCATCAATACGGCCTGTTGCTTTGGATTTATCAAGCTTGCGGTTTCCTGCAGCATCTTTAACCACCACCGCATTCACGGCACACATCGTTAATACAGGGTGCATGCCATGCCTCACGCGGCCGTTAAGCATCAACGATTCAAGGGTGTCTACTGCAGGTCCCATATCCTTAAAGCCCTGACCGAACTCGATCAGCGGAAGGCTCAGACCTATGGAATCGGCCTCTTTCCTGAACTGGTCAATGCGCCAGCGGTCGAATGCCATCGCAGTAAGGTCAAAATCACCGATAATTTCAGCGATATCCGCAACGACAAATGAGTAATCCACGGAAGCACCTGGTGTGGTGCGCAGAAGCCCCTCCCTTACCCAAACGTCATAGGGGGCGCGATCCGTTTTAGTGCGTTCTACAAGAGTCTTTTCAGGTGTCCAGAAGAAGGGGAAAACATCCCAGACACCATCATCTGCCTCACCAGCAATAACAAGGGCTGTTAAATCATTACGGGCTGACAGATCAAGACCTGCAAACCACTTCCTCGGTGTGTTTAGTGGATTACCACCGCACAGTTCCCACACGCTGCGGGAGATAAACGGCGATACGGTAGACACGCGCTGATTAAGGTTTAGGTTTCGGAAGGTGTTTTCGAAGCTTGGCATTCGGCCAGCTTTCTCGGCCTGGCGTGCCATATCTTTTTCTGACCTGAATGTCCCCAGAGCCGGGTTCGCAGCCAGCCAGGTTTCACGTTTACTGATATCGGCATCTTTTGGCGCTTCATAAACGTGGCATACGATGTGCGGGTCTTTAGATTTGATCGCGTCATCAATCCAGATACTCAGCAGATCAGCATCGTTTGCCGCCTGCGTACTGATTACAATCAGCAACGGGTTTTCGTGCGCCCCCTGAGCGGTAGTTATTGCATCGATAAAATCATCCTGAGGACCTCTTACCTGCCCTGTTTCGTCCAGAATCGCCAGAATCGGTGAAAGGCCGTGCGTGGTTTTACCCTCAGCAGATAAAGCCTTGTATTCGACATTACACGGCAGGCCGATCAGCTTTTTGCCGCTAGGCGTAATGTGAACAATCTCCTTCAGCTTGGGGTTCAGGTTAACCATTTTCACCGCGAGGTTGAAAACAATTGCAGCCTGTTCCCGGCTAAGTGCTCCGCTGACAATCTGCGTGTTCTGTACCGCTTCTGGCCCCACCAGATGAGCCAGCAGAATTCCGGCAATTAAACCCGTCTTACCGTTTTTTCGGGCGATGCTGAGGATCGCCATATCCGTTCCGGCTGGATTGTCGTAAAGATCCAGGATGAATTCTTTCTGGAAGGGGTCCAACAGCATTGGCTGCCCGATAAGCTTACCTTCCGGCACGATGCAAAAGCGCTCAATGAACGCTATTACACGCTCACCTCGCGTCATAGTTTTTTATCCGTGCTTGGGAAAGGCGATCAGATTATCGTCCTGGTCCTGATGTTCAGCTTTGGTATTTCGTGCATCACGATCATTCTGATTGCGTTTCTTCTGGTCGCGGCTTTCGCCATTGGTTGCGTGGGAATGGATTTGGAGATCACGGCGCTGAGCCAGGATAGTTCGCTGTAGCTCAACAATTTGTTTGCGGAGGTCTTTTATCAGTCCTTCGTCGCGTACCTCCCCGCGTTTACGCTCTTCTTTGCGTAAATCCTTGCGTAAAACGGTTATATAAAGCTGATTATTTGCCAGTTCTACGGCAGCCAGAAGGTCGGCTGGCGTCCAGCTGTCCAGAGCTTTCGATCTGATATTGTCATGCCAGAATGGTTCGGCTTTTTTTTCCAAACCTGCATGGGACGGAGGATCGATGGTGTCCACTGCTGCATTTTTCATGGCCTGAACCGCTGCTGCCGAACTGTCGGAACGGGTTCGTTTATCTGCCATATGTCAACACCTTAAAACTAAAAAAATCGGGTTAGCGTTAAAATCAAACTTTGGCGGCGGTCATTTGGGGCAAAGGTTTTGAAGATTTGATCCCCCCCCTGCCCTGATGCGATTCATTCTCATTTGATATCGTTGCATTTGAAATGATTTCACATGATAGGTAATCGACTTGCCGCCGCCGCGCTATGCCGAATGTTTGTCTACCTGTTCGAGTTTCTGAGTGCCTTTCCCACGCCCGGAGACAACATGCCCTGAGACGGTCACTGTCGGCACCTCCTGCCCTACAGCGTGCGAGAACTGAATGGATGTCACGTCCTTCATCTCCACGCCATCAATCACCAGGCGAACGAATTTTCCATCGCGGTATTCAATGCTGAGGTCTTTCATTAAGTGCTCCAGTGAGACGCAGGATCGAGCGGGTAGCCGTTGGCATCACAGCCTATTACCGCGCCGCTCTTCTCCATTCTCTGTTTCGTTGAGTCATGATGCGCTTTGCACAGTGGTTGCCAGTTCTCTTTACTCCAGAACAGGAGCTGTGCTTTCGATATGGCCAGCGGGTTACCTGACTTAAGCGCATCTTTGAGTTTGTGGGGCTCGATATGGTCAACCACCGTTGCTGGGGTAATTCGCCCCTGCTGCTCGCACATCACACATAGTGGGTGCTGCTGCAGGAAACGCAGGCGGGCCTTATCCCATCGGCTGCCATATACGCGAGGCTCTTTGTTCATGACAGTCTCCATGCATGACAGTGCTCAAAGTGAGGAGGAATGGGATAAACAACAGCTTATGCCAGTCTCCATGCGCGGCGGCGTTCCGTCCTCGGCTCGTTGTCAGGGTGACGCTCAACCGTCGGGAGGTCAGCGTGATCCACCAGCGAGTAACACGGATAAATCACCCGGCCACCGAATGCCTCACCGACGGCGTAATCAGCTGCCAGCGTTTTATTCCATGTGCTGAGCATGCGCGCCAACCTGCCCTGAGGAGGGCTATAACATACGCCGTGAATCAGTTTGCTAAGAACAAGGTAATCAGCGTTTACTCTGTCTGATTCCACCAGCATTCCGGCAATCTCTTTCTGATACTGCGGCGGTCGGCCGGTACCGAGATAAAAGCTCAGCATGTCGTCAGGGAAGCGCGCCAGCCATTCAGTTATCTTATCGGTGAAGCCCTGCACAGGAAGCGCGTCGTCTTCCAACACCACTACCCGGCAAGGTTGCTCAGCAGCCCATTCGATAGCGCGACGATGATTCCAGTTCGCGCCGAGGTTACCGTCATCAATAAGCAGATGAGCATCCAGCAGCGCGGCAAGTCGTTGCGCATGACCTATTCGAGAGTGATGGCCAACCACAACAAACTTCACTTGTGTTTCCACCATGCGGCCTCCTTACCGATACCATCAGTTTTGAAAACGGTATGTACCAGAGGGCCGGTGACCAGCCTGTCAGCGAATGACTGCGCGACAATACCGAACGCCAGCATGTCACCCACCGCGGCGCCAGCCTGTTCTTTCTTCCAGAAACGATAACTTTCGATCCGGTAGTAAAGACGGATGATGCCATGAGCGAACGCCATTACATCAGCGCGGGTGCCACCCAGCAGACCAGCGTTTAGCATCACATCGTTGCGGTGCGCTTCGATGAACTCCTGATAGATACGCTCTGGATGATTCTGCTTTGCCCAAGAGTCGGCGTATGTCTTCGGTTCTGAACCGACATAAACATTACCGGGCTGCATTTCTTCCCACGGTGCGCGAAGCATTTCGACATCGGTTCCATCGGTACACCAGACGAACCGGTATTCAGGATGATCTCGCAGGTGCTGCCAGATGTGCAGCCAGCGCCGGAAGTAGACATTCATCTTCACGTCAGCGACGCGATACAGCTCAATGTCTGCCGGTGCCGTCTGCAGCTCATCCACCAGCGCAATACGTCCACAATTCCGAAGCGAGGACGCCCATTTAGCCAGCATGTCAGGAGAGGCGGTCATTTTCGTACCGCGCTGCGGGTCGGGCTGGCTAGTCAGTAACGTAGTGATAACCACGTCGCGTTGTCGCCGGTACTCCACATAACCGGTAAACCCGGCATCACGCCGTTCGTTGTGGATTTTAACGTTACGTTCCACCAGCGCCTGTCGGTCTGGTTTTGGTACCGAACGCTCTACGGCCTCATTCTCATCAAGAGAATGAATCAGCTTTTCTGAACCGACGACATCAGCGTAAGCCCACGTCGTGAGGCCAGCGTTATGAATCCGCAGGGCGAGATCGCTGTGTTCGTACATGCCGCGACCATAAACCGGATCGAATCCGCCCACCTTCTCGATGGCGCTGCGGTGGTAGTACAGCATCACGCCGCGTTGCCCGGTATACGCCACATGCTGATCGTCACGATAAAGCACCGCAATATCGTTCAGCTTGTGCTGACCAGCCAGATCGAGGAACTGATAAGCCAGGTGCGGCTCAGGGGATTCGATGTAAGGAAGGTGCCAGTTGTCGGCAGTCGGCCAGGCATCGTCATCCCATAAAAATAAATGCTCACACCCGACGGCCATCAGAGCAGCAAGGCTGGCGTTCTTCGAGGCAACGATTCCGAGTGATTCATCATGGCGAAGCAGCTGCACGCCTTCGGGTACTGCCGCTATTGGTTTTGAACCATCATCGATAACAACCACCAGCGCTCCGGCTGGCAGATGCTTCTGGTGCTGCTCAATGGCGCGCTTTAAAACTTGCGGCCGGTTGTGGGTAGTAATGGCTATGCCGATGCGTGATGAATGGGCGATGGCGGGAGCATATTGGACACCATCAATAGTGACCTTCATAAAACCTCCCGTCAGATTCCACGCCGTAAGCAATCCCAGATTGTGACACCGGGCTTAAGATTCTTTTTCAGTTCGGCTGACACAGCATCAGAAATAGCTTTTTCCATTTCAGGGGATAGCTTCACACTGGTCTTAATTTCTGGGCCGATGCCAATATTGATGGCATAACCTTTTCGTGGGTCGGTCTCAATACGGCCAAACTGAATATTTACAGAGCCACCAATGTAACCACCAGCGGGAACACCAAAGCGCGTATTTACCAGATGCTTAATGGCAAACTCCTGCCCTTCAGCAGTCAGGAAGGTGAAATAATTTTCCTTTTGATACTCCGTCGCGGTATGGCGTGTTTCAGCGAATCCCAACTCTCGGAGCTCAGCAGCACCTGATTTAGCTGGCAGGTCACCAGGCTGAAGCGCGCCACGGAAAAACAGCGAATACAGAACATCCGTCGCAGCGCCGGACAAAGTAATGATTTTCTGACCCATGATTTATTTCCTTTTAGACGTGAGCCTGTCGCACGGCAAAGCCGCCGAAAGTTAACGGTTTGCCCAGGCTCACAGCTGAAAGACTTTCTGTGATGTGCGCGTGCGATGCGCATAAAAAAGCCCCGCTATTGCGAGGCTCTGGTTTTCTCTATTTCACGAATACCCGCGAAGTTATTGTTGCCCTTCTCAATGACGGCCAGCAGCGGCTTAATCCACAAAACAGCCTGGCAGTACGTCATTGAGCTGGCGGCAGCGGAACGATCATCGGCTGCGTCAGGTCTGTTGGTATCGGTGTGCATGGCGCTGGCACGTAAACGGTGCGCGTATTCGAGCAGCCCACCAGCGATATCAGCAGGAACAGGCAGATCACAGGTCTTTTCACGGCGGAGAATCTCCCGGTATTCGATTACGGTTTCTTCGGTGCTGGTGTCAATCATGGAGTTAAGCCTGTTGGCATGCTCTGCCACCTGATTGAACCGATTGAAGTTGAATGCCTGAGTGGCGATCACCTGCCCCTGCAAAGTGTTGTCACTTCTCAGTACGTCGTTATCACTCTGCAGGCTGCTGGCGTCTGAACAGCTTTTAACGAGTGCGACTGACAGGCCAGCAATGATGACAATCGCGACTGGGAAAAGATTAAGTTTCACTGGTCTATCCCCCAGCATGCCAGAGCGCTTTCCTGATCGCGACGTTCCACCTGACCATAGCAGCCGTTCTTCTGGCCTTTGGTCAGGCGGCAATCACGCCCACCGTCTTTAATCCACCAGCGGATAGATTCACAGGCCCCTTTCCGGTCACCAGCATTGATGCGCTTATAGAAAGTGGAAGGGAAACATTTTCCCGGCCCGATGTTATAGGGGCAAAAGGAAGCAATCCCAGCCTTCTGTGGAGCACTTAGGGGAACGTGAATATTACGTTCAACCCATGCAAGTGCCTTATCCCGTTCGATGGCGTTTACCTGGTCACATTTCGCCTGAGTCAGCTTCATGCCCTGAAACACCGGTTTGCCATCAACCATTGTGGCACCACGGCAAATCGTCCAGATGCCTCCACCGTCTTTGTATGCAGTGAGGCTATTCCCCTCTTTCTCATTCAGGAACTGATCGAGGATTGTCGGTGCAGATGCGCCAGCAAGAACCAACCCAAGAACAGTTGCGCTCAATTTCGCCCGGTTCCCCATTACTCACCTTCCTTTTGTAACGCCTCAACGACCACGCTTGCAGCTGCAGGCCGTTCGTGAAGGGGTTTGTCACCGACCCCTTTCAGGTAGTCATTGACCATTTTTGTTCGCTTCTCGTCTTCTCTACGTCTGCGGTGCGCATCCACCCTCCCACTTATGTAAGAGGCTAACGAGATAAGTAGACCGGCTGCGCCAAAGAACATGAACACCAGATCCTGAGTGGTAAATCCAATGGCAGACGCAACAGCTGCTACCCACGCGAAGAACTGCGTGAAGATGTTCCCTGAATCGTTCATTTTCATCGTCTCTCACCTCGCTGTGTGCGGGTGCTGTGTGGGGGAAACAAAAAAGGCCGCCCGGAGGCAGCCCTAAAATAAAAAAACCCGCACTGATGGCGGGTTTGTGTTTTGTTCTGTTGCTCAGTTCGCTTTTACGTCCCGAGCATAACACAATTTAAGCACTTTGCGCGCAAACTTTCAAGTTGAATTTGTCGCTATTTGTGCCGAATGCGTCACACATTGGTGCGTAAAGCATCGATTCTGCAAGATTTAGCCAAACATCAATTCGGCTCTCACAAGTACGCAAGCACCACTCAGGATGTTTTTTGTTCAGGTCGCGAGCCATCGCTTTTTTACTGAGGCGTTTGATGTAACGATCCTCAATTAACCAATATAAATTTTTATAGCCTGCCTGGATGAGTACCTTGCAAAGCACTGAGTTAACGATCAGCGCTTCTTCGTCTGTGCAGAACGCCAGACCGCTTTTATGTTTGCTTTCGAGTAATTCTTTGAAGAATGCTTCCAGTTCTGGCTTCTTGATACCGGCTTTTTTCATGCGGCGCAGGGCATCATTGATGGCGGTCTTTGTAACTTTCCCGGCCGCGAGCAGCTGGTTAAACATATTTCCGCCAGAACCACCGCCGATATAAGACCATCGCCCCCACATGCGAAGCTTGCCCTGAATCCAGATACTTTCCAGAGTTTTGAGGCGAATCATTTCGCCTTTTTTTCCAACTTCAGATGGATTAATCATTGGCGTTCACCTCTTTTATCTGTCCTGTAATAATTTCAACGCTGTTGTTGCATTCGTTTCCCCAGCGGTCCCATCCTTTCCATTCTTCCCGAGCGAATATTTCGATTCTTTTCACTTCTCCGTAAAGTTTTTCCAGTCGGTTCCTTACTTCCCACGGTTTCGCGCTATGTTCGCCAAGGCAGGTATGAACAACCTGTTTTACCGATGCGCTGACGCGGGTTAATCCTGCACCTCGGGTTGCAATCAATACGTCTTCTGTATTGCTGCGCGTATGGTTGCCTCCATTCATGCGGGTTTCACGGTCAAGCATTTCCAGAAGATCGTTAAAGTCCACCAGCGCTCCGGTGCTCAATGCCTTATTGAAGCGATCAGCAGCATTTTGATTCAGCTTTACCCACGTAAACCCTTTCATCGTTCTGACACGGAAACCCCAGGATTCCGCCAGCTCTACTGCTTCCCGATTGTGTGTCCCGGTGTACCACATTGCTAAAACAGCGTTTTCAGCAGCCAGTGACCAGATTGGTAAACGCTTAAGTTCCTCCATGCTCATTGTGCTGTAATGATTACAGGCAGCTCCGTTACTGATTTTGTTGCCATATTCCCAGGGTGGGTCACAGTAGATCAGTTCGTAATTCATGCAGCACTCCGGTTTTTCAGCTCGCGAGTTTTACGGCGGTATTTAGCCGCGATTTCTTCCAGGTCTTCTTTTGAGTAATGCTTCGCTTCGTGTGGCCCCTCCAGCCATTCCACCAGCTCAAGCCCGTACCAATTAATTAGGGTCTCCCGGTACCTGGCATGAACCGTCTTATTTTTTGCTGTGAACCGACCAGCCCCACCATTACAGGCCTTGCATTGTCGATAGGCATTTTTCTCTTCGAACCGAAGTTCAGGGCGAGCACCTACACTCATGAAGTGACCACAATCCCATTGACCACCAAAGATCATCGGCGGGTGATATTCCCCGCAGGATGGGCAAGGTTTACCCACGTCACGCTCGCGAATGAATGCATTGAATGCTGTCTGAGCCTTCTTAAGAAAATAACCACGAGGCTGCAGCGCCTTCTTGCGAATCTTCAGACTGACTTTTCTTTCTACCTCAGCTTTTTTCAGCTTCAGCGCGCGGTTGTAGTCAATCGCACAGCGGGGGCCACAAACTTTCTGAAGATGACGGGTTGGTGTAAATATCTCTTCGCACTGGGCGCACGTCTTAGGCTTGTATACCTTTACTTTTGTTTTGGCTGGTTTCTTCACTGCTTCATCCCTCTGTGAAATACCCATTCGAATACTTCTGAGCCATTCAGAAGCAGATCGTTAAAGTCACCCTGTGCAGGCCAACGAACCGAGACGCTTTCCAGATCGTTTTTTGCGTGTAGGTTTGCAGCTGCACATTCGAATGCAGCTGCGTGACCGGCACCGTTCGCGTCGGAGTCTGCGAAAATGATGAGATTCTTTACCCCTGCAGGAACACGGAACTTCTTCATGAAAGCAGTGTTCATCGTTGCCCAGGTATTGCATTTGGTGATCTGATGACACGCCAGCGCGGTTTCGATACCTTCAGCGATGCCAAGCGTTGAGGCTGTAGGGAACATGCGAATTGCAACGGATTTAGCAAACTCCAGGTAACTATCCTCCTGCAGCTTCATCATCTTTTTAGATGCGCCGCCTGTGTTTGCTTTCTTGTCGCCGTCCAGAAGAGTGCGGTGCAGATAACACAGCTCGCCACGGTCATCAGTAGCCAGGGCATAGATGGCCTGAAGGTTTTTCCCGTCTACTGGCTGCGTATCGCAAAACCTGATGCTTTCAGCAGGAAGCGTATTTATTCCCCTGCCTTTCAGATATCTGTCAGCGTTGGTACCACGTAACGGAATAAGCTTTGCAAACTTACGGCTCACCCTCTCTCGCTGTTGCGCCAAGGATGTACGCACGGGATTTACAGCAGAACGATCAGCGGTGTATTCATTGCCGATAAGCTTGTCCACTTCCGATGCGAGAACCTTAAATTCTTTGCCCGTTGCGCCAGTCAACAAGGTCCATCCATCACCGGAACCACATACACAAATGAATGACCCGGTGCCGTTCTTGTCGTCACATCGGAATTTGCCCTTGCGACCACATAACGGACACTCTCCCTTGAAATGATTTTTACCAGTGATGCCAGGCAGGCCGTAATACTCGAAAATTTCAGACCAGCGGCCAATGGCGGCTTGTTTGGTATTCATGCGGCTTGCTCTCCCTGTTTGCTTTTGCCTTTCGCAAAGGCGATTTGCTTGGATTTGATGTAATTGCTGACTTCAGGTGTGATCTCTTTTGGCGTGTGGTGAAGTCCACGCGGCCAGACACCGAATTTCTGTCGATAGGTATGAGCGCACCAACCATCACTTACAGGTCGGCCCTGTGTTGCTCGGGTGCGCTGATAAAAAAGAATTTGTGACCACCAGGATTGCTTCTGCTCATTGGTGAATTTGACTTCCGCTTTGCTGACCTTCGTCAGTCCACGGGATTTATCAGTCTCAACGTCTTCCCCGGCCAGTGGTTTAAAGCCACACTTAGGGCAGATGTAAATTCCGGCAGGTTTTACGTAATGGCATTGACTGCACTCTTTCGGCAGTTTCTCCGGCTCGTCAGCTTTTACAACTCGCTGCGGGGCATCTTCCATTCCATCTGAAGACGATGGGAGATAGTCATATTCAATATCATCGGGGTAGCCAAGTTTATTGACCGTCCCGCTGTGATCGAAGATCAGACAGTAGTCTTTGCCAGGGGCCGCACGTAAACCACGTCCCAGCGTCTGAATCCATCGCATTTCGCTTTTGGTTGGTCGGGCAAAAATGATGCAGCGGACGTCGCTATCAAATCCGGCTACCAGTACACCAACGTTAATGATGATTTTGGTAATACCCTGCTCAAATCGGCGGATGGTCAGCTGGCGTTCGTCGTGTGGTGTGCTGGCAGTCATGACTTCAACAGCCACCCCGGCACGCGAAAATTCCATGGTCACATAGTTCGCGTGAGCAACATCAACGCAGAAACAAATCGTCGGGCGGTCTTCACCGTTCTCAAGCCAGTTTTTTACGATGTCACCGACCAGTTTGGCTTCACTCATAACTTTACTGAGTTGGCCTTCTTTGTAATCACTCCCATATCCAGCGACATAGGACGTTTCAACACCGGAAAGATCGGGGTGTGACGGTGCGTAAAACTCATATTTACTAAGAGCGCCAATAGCGATTAGCTCTTTCATCGTCGTAGGCTTAATCAGACGCTGATAGTAATTTCCCAGGAATTTAGCGAAAGGTGTTCCAGAAAGGCCGATAACCTTTGTTGAAGTGTTACGGGTGAGGTTGTCGATAACTTCCAGAAGTTTTTTGCGCTTCAGGTGTGCTTCATCAACGATCAGGAGATCGATATTGTCAGGAAATTCACGTCGAATAAGCGTATCAGCGCTGGCAATCTGGATTAACGCGTTTGGGTTGTACGACGGATGATCACGCCAGACATAACTGATCTCTTCACCAGGAAGGCCATATTCCATGAACCGCGTGGCTGTTTGGTCCAGAAGAACGGTGTAAGGTGCAACAAACATTACACGCATCTGACGGCTTACAAATCCGTCAGTGATCAGCGCAGCAATGGCTGTTTTACCAAAACCAACAGGTGCATAGAGCATGAAAGAATTATTTTTCTTCCATGCGCTGCGCAGCATGTTGAGTGCGACGATCTGTTTCTCACGCGGCTGGATGTTAAGCATTGGCTGATACCTCCCCAAATGCTTTCGCAACCAGATCGGCGATCACAAACTTTTGACGCTGACGCTGTACCGAAAGCACAACGGTTTTGGTCCCGTCTTTACGCATACGACCTTTGAGAAAGCCGCCGTGGATGTGGCGAATAAAATATTCAGAATTAGCCAGACGGGGAATGCTGCGCACCCGGCCAAAATTGCTGACTTCATAAGCTTTGGAATAAAGCTCTACTGGGACTGGGGCCCATTTTTCGTTAGCTTCTGAATAAATCATTTAAATCTCCTTTTGGATGGCTAAACGTCCAGATTTCCAATCGACGTTTTAACCCCATACAGTGATCTATCTGTTAGATCGATCTCTTCTGGTAAAGCTGTTCCAGCCCTTCGGGCTAAAACCCAACACCGCCCCCTTTCCCCCAAACCAGATTTAAAAATTCATACCCTGGGTGGGGGTGACGTATATCCCCTGACTGCCGGGGTATACCTCTTGCAAAACTCTCGCAATCGGCGATTAGCGTTTCGCCGGGCTGCGTTCTGCTGGCGGAATGACACAGGCTCAGCGTCGAACGCTTCCTGGTACGCCTGCGCATACGCAATCGCGATTTTTTCCCGCATACCTGCCGGGAGTGTTGCTAACTGTTCTTTAATCCACGGGGCATCCTCACGAGCAAAAACCGTGGGCATAGTCACGTGGGAAATTTGTTCTTGATACATAAGCCCTCCTGCGTCACATAAATACGCCGGGCATAGACTGGTTAGTCTGGTGGTCTGGCAACCTTATCTGGGGCACAGAAGACCCTGAACAACAGCGCCAAGTGTTCCTGCCATTTCGTCATGACTTGATAGCTGTTCTCTTCGATTTGCGCTCTTTCAGCTGCATCAATAACCCCATCTGCAGTAGCTTTGCGAAGGTATTGAGAGTGTTTTCCGATCCATTCAATGGATTCCATAAGGCGTTGATTTATGTCACCGTTATCAATTTGTTCAACATCAGCAAACGGGATAAAACCGCCACCAGAAGCTTTCGCGATTGCATGGGCAATATGGTGAGAGCCACCAGCTTTCTGAAGCACTATTGCCCAGCCAAACGGGAAGACCTGATCGCCATCAGCACGTAAGCGGTTGAACAAAGAGTTCTCTGTTACATCAAGCCATTCAGCTGCTTCGGCATATCCGCCTGGTAATTCCGCAATTGTCTTTTTAATTGCGGCCACCAGCCATGCAGGCTGCTTTTCAACTTTCCACTCTGGTTGATTACCCACGGTTAACCCCTTGTTTCTGTGGTTACTCTCATGCCGCTGTTTGCTTATTATCAAGTTCAGGCCAAATCTTTTCCCAGTCATCGGGATGAAGGTCTTTCCTACTAACTGAGCAGCCAGAATGAGTTTCAATAGACACTGACAGTGCCGCTCCTAACTTTTGTTTTTTGCTAATGGCTTTACGCAGGTACTCAAGAGAGGTTTCACATCGAGCTGCAAACTCCCTCTGTTTTTCGAGCGACAAAGCGTTTAGGTAATTTCTTAACGTTTCCATAACGCCTCCCAAGTTCGAAAACAAAATATACCTTTGAGTAAACACATGTCAATACCTGCAAGTCATTTACCTTGAAGTAAATGCAAGTAAGATAAAATTATGAAAACTGAAACGCCTGATATCTTCGAGCTGCGCCGCCTGAAACTTCAGGAGTTAGTCGCTCGATTTAAGACCCAAAGAGAGTTTGCTGAGAAAGCAGGGCTTGATCCGACTGTTGTTTCTCGGATGCTTTACCCTGCGGGAAAGGCTAATAAGCGAAATATTGGTGAGCAGTCAGCCCGTCAAATCGAAGAAGCATTGCAAATCAGTCGAGGATGGATGGATGGCCTTGGACAAGGAGCAAGCAGTAATGTCGATATCTCCATCACCAGTAGTGATACTTACCGCGTTGAAGTTCTCGACCTAACCGTAAGCGCAGGCCCGGGGACTTTCATGATATCTGAATATGTTGAAGTTCTTCACGCCATTGAGTTTACTACGGAGCACGCACGTTCATTATTCGGTAATCGCGCCGAAGGGGATGTGAAGGTTATGACTGTAGATGGTGACAGCATGGCTCCTACCATTAAGTCTGGTGATCGGTTGTTTTTCGATGTATCTGTGAGAAATTTCCGAGTCGATGGCGTATATGCATTTGTCTTCGGACAACATTTTCACGTCAAGCGATTGCAAATGCAGGGCTTACAGCTCGCTGTATTATCGGACAATCCAGCATACAAAGACTGGTATGTAACCGAAGAAAATCAGGACCAGCTTTACATTATGGGTAAGGCTTTGATTCATGAGTCAATAGCTTACAACAAGTTATAGCCACATTCTTTTTCTCATCGAAAACCAGCTTAATGCTGGTTTTTCATTGCCCCTTTCTCACATATTCAGCTGCATCTCTCAAAATCCCCTTGTGGATCACATTACCTACCACGCGGCGTTTTGCCTCCAGGCAATTAACGATTGCATCACGGCTTATCACTATGCCGTTAGATATCAGGCTAAAAACTGCCCCGCCAACTTCGCCAGCCATGAATGCTGCGCGGTCTTCTTCCAACTCGTTTCTGTCCATACCCTAGCCCTCTCTGCTGTTTTTTTAAGCATACCACCCGCTTACCTGAAAATAAATTCAGTTTGCAATCAATAGCATGTCAATAGAATCAACCAAAATATACTCAAAGGTATTTACTTAAAATTTACCTGAGAGTATATTTTTCACATCAAACGCGAACAGACCGAAACAAACAAAGCTTGAAGTCTGATTCGCTGGAGATGGTCGAACGGCGCGACTTTAAACCATGCGTCGGAACCGTGGCGGGACAGGATGTCGGCAATACGGGGTAGCAAAAATAAATCAAAGGAGAAAATCATTATGTGCCAGTAAAGCGGATAGACCGCAGCCGAAAGGTAATGCAGCAGTCATGATGCTGCCCTGAGTCGCAAAGTTACGCGAGCCTGTGTAGTGATGGGTCAAGGTTCCTATATCAAAACAAGCTCCGGTAAGGCAGCGCGAAAGCCAGACGCGCACCGGTTATAAGCGGCGATGAAGCGACAGCAACTCAAGGGCATGAGCGCGGCCACTGCGTGAGTGTGGCAGGAACGATTTATTCCAGCCTCTTCGATATGAGGAGGTTGGGCTGAATCAACACCTGTTAGCAACGCTAAACGAGATACAGAGCACACAGTAATGTCATTGCGTTGTGTCAACGATTTCAGGAGGTTATAGTGCCATTATTAAAGCTACCAGATGTAGGTAACAACATGGCAAATGCACAGTACGAGAAGGGAAAAATAGTACTCGAACACTCAAAAAACCAGGTTAAAAAAGCTGGAGAGTGTATACGTAAGGGAAATGGCGATATCGAAAAAGCTATCGAAATTATCCAGCAGTATCGCGCCGCCCATCTTTACCCATTGATGATTATCAAAAATCTGGTATGGAAGCATGCCCAGAAGATAAATAAAAACGCGATTATAGCGCGGCGTTTAAAACGACTCCCGACAATCATTGATAAGCTTCGACGCAAAACGCTGGATGGCGTCACCCCAAACTCTATTGCTGTAACACGAATGAGTGATATTGGTGGCTGTCGTGTTATTGTTGAAAACAGAATGCAGCTTCTTTTGTTAGATTCATCCCTTGATAAAAGCCGCACGACTCATAAGTCAAAAGTTAAAGATTACATAAAATCACCTAAGCCTACGGGTTATCGTGGCATTCATAGGATTTATAGTTGCTACGATAAAGATGATACTCATCAATGGAAAGGTTTTGATATTGAAGTTCAGTTGAGAACAAAGCTCCAACATCTATGGGCTACTACCATTGAAGTGGTCGATCTATGTGAAGGTCGAACATTAAAAACAAATCCTTTTGAGTCAAACCCATCATGGGTAGATTTTTTCAGGCTAATGAGTGAGTTTATAGCTGATGAAGAGGAGTTTATTACTTTAACTCCACAAGTAAAAAATCACATCAAAATTAGACTTATTAGCCTTAATAACAAACTTAACGCAATTGAGAAATTAAAATCATTTAACAGGTTATTTTCTGACAAAAACTTAGACTTATCTAGAATCAAAGGTGGTTATGTAATAATTGCCCTAAAGGGTAACAAAATTTACTACAAGGCATATACCACATCACAAAAACATCTTGCTGTGGAAGCTTATTCCATTGTCGAAAAGGATGAAGATGCGAACGGATTATTCGTGGAAATGGATGATTTGCGAAAATTATCATACGCATACCCCAACTATCTTATTGACACAAGGTTCTTTATAGATAAGTTTGAGCTTTATACCAGTACAAACTATTGGACTAAGCCCAGGTAATATTAGCCATGAATGAATAAGGTCGCAAAAGCGGCCTTTTTTATTGGCAATTTATTGGCGGTTATCCAGTCTTCAACCATTCCAAAAGGGGGAAGATGATAATGTTCTGATGGCTGACCGCCCTTTTTCTTCAATGTGTCCGCTTCCGGTGTTGGCTGGGTTTCCCTGCCCAGCGCAGGTTCAACTCCTGCCGGATACCCAATCTATCGGTGACCAGTATGACCTTCCGTAACGTTAATTTTCAGTACGGCGACCTGATGCGCGCCCCTCGCGGTGTGCAGGCTGTTCGCAACCCAAAAACCATCGCTAGTATCTGGCGGCGTAGCTGGCTGTGCAGGTTGCTTACCCAGAAAGGCGATCCAAATAGTTAACTGGAGATATCTATGTCCGACAATAAAAACACCACGCCGTTTAGTCAGCAACTTGCCTATATCAATAAAGGCACGCTGGATGCTGAATTAACTGAAGCTCTGGCAGAAGTGATCAAGGCTGTGCGCGAAACAGGTAAAAAAGGCGCGGTTACGCTGACGCTGAATTGCGCAATGCTAAACACGCGTGACGAAAACACCATGAAGATCACGCCGAAAGTGTCCCGCACCATTCCTGAACTGGACCGCGCAGACACCATCATGTTCTCAACCGCCGATGGCGATCTACTCCGTGACGATCCGTCACAAACCCAGCTGGATTTAAAAGTCATTGAGCCAACAGCTCCGGCTGCACCAATCAAGCTGGCACAGTAGTAATCAACCTTTAGCAACCGTTCCACTCTGAAAAGGAAATATTCAATGTCTCATATTGAAGGCTCTGCCGTGCTCGAAATCCGTGATCTGGTTTCATCAACCCTGAAAACTAACACGGACATTCCATCTGTCGTTGTTCCAGATGGTTACGAAGTCAAAACCCTCGAAAGCCTGCAGCTGGCTCCATCACGCATTCGTCAGATTACCAACCTGATCTCCCCCGGTTCACTTATCGCTTACATTCAGCGATTCCGGGATGAACGCTCTGTTGTTTTCGCGGATAAGACCAAGACCCGGATTGTTGCCGTGCTGGACTTCCATCAGGATGCCAATAGCCCGAGCTGGTCAGCACATAAAGCTGTTTATGACTGCCCGTTCTCAGACGAATGGAAAGCCTGGACTGCTGCGGATGGGAACAAAATGGACCAGATTAACTTTGCTGAGTTTCTGGAAAATAACATCCAGAATGTCGCACCGGTCGGCGATTCATACCCTGGTCCGTCAGGGACTGAATTACTGGAAATGGTTCTCGCTTTCCAGGAAACCCGTAAATCTGAGTTCAAATCAGTTAAGCGTCTTTCTGATGGTACCTGCCAGTTCCAGTTCAGCGATGAAAAATCCGGTTCTGGCAACACTAAAATGCCGGAAAAAATCAGCCTGGCAATTTCACCATTCCATAATGGTTCACCTTATCAGGTTGATGCCCGTATCCGTTATCGCCTGCGTGACGGTCAGTTAATCCTCTGGTATGAGCTGATCGAACCGAAGAAAGTTGTTGAGCATGCATTCCAGGAAATCGTCACTGATATGGAAAACCAGCTCGGTGAAGACCTGCCTATTTACGAAGGCTCCATTTAACCCATCAATACCGTGTGTTGTTTTATGCGCCCCCATCCGTGGGGGCGTATAGCAAAGCATTCCCTGAAAGAAGGTGATCATATGCCAAGCTTAGGCCAGCTCTATAACGATAAAGACGCCGGATTAACCACCCGAAAAACTTACAACGTACCAGTAGATAAAATTTACGCCGAGGAAGGTTACAACGTTCGTGAACTTAACCAGGCGCACGTAGAAGAATTCCGCGATGCCTTTATTGCCGGGGAATATATACCGCCGCTTGCCGTAGAAGTTACCGAGCGCGGGGTTAAAGTGATCGACGGCCACCACCGTTATCATGGCGCGTTAGCTGCTATTGCAATGGGGCACGATATTGTTCGCCTTGAGTGCAAAGATTTTGTAGGCAGTGAGGCTGACAAAATCGCCTTTATGGTGACCAGTTCTCAGGGGCTGGCATTGACTCCACTTGAACGAGGCGCGGCTTATCATCGCCTTCAAAATCAGGGGTGGAGCCCTTCAGAAATAGCGGCAAAAGTTAAACGCTCTGAGTCAGATATCCTTCAGCACCTCCAGCTTCACGAATGCACACCGTATATCAAAAAGCTCGTTCGTGACGGTTCAATGAATTACGCCATCGCAATCGGTATATCTCGTGAGCATGGTGTTTACGCAGATCGTGAAGCTTCACGTCTGATGAAAAAAGCCGAGGCAGCTGGAAAGAAAAAAGTTACCAAGAGCATAGCCAGCCCTCAGTTTAATGCCGGAAAAGCCAGGAAATTCCTCGAACTTATTTCCTCATGTGCCGAGGACTCCGGCGAAGAGCTGACCATTGTAATTCCACCAGCACTACAAGCCGAAATCACATCCATCCTTCGTGAGTTTCGCCACGGAACTGACGAGGCTACACCATGAAAAAAATATCAGAGCTTGTTATCTGGACCCTGTTCTTTTCGCTCTTAACAGGGATTGGGGTAACTGCTGGTTTCTACTGTTTCATCGGAACTTTAAAGCTGATCGCAAGGGTAATCGCATGAAAATTGAATATCAAGACATGGGAGCCACAGCAAAAATCACAATCATCAGCACTGTTTTCGAGTTTCGCCGACATGTTCGGGTTGTTGATACGGTTTTGATGTGCACTCCAGGGGTTATTGCTGATCGCCGTGGTTTCTTTCTTATGAAAACGGTAATTACAGGGCGATCAAAAGAAATGCTTCGCGCCAATAAAACAGCGGTGCGCGAGGTACATCGATGATCATTACGACCAAGCTTTAGGAGGCCAATCGTGGAAAATTCTTACTTACCGCGCTGCCCTAATTGCGGAATGCCGCCTTCGATAAAAATCAGAAGCCGGGGAATAAACTATGGCTCTGCAGAGATTCGTTGTTCTAACGGGTGCCCTAATCACCGAATAGGTTTTTCTTTCCCTCCTGGTGGAGAGTCAGCGGCCCGTAAAGAGCTTCAGGAAAAATGGAAAGAAATGGTGGAAAAATAATGAGCAAGATTAAAACCCATACCGGAACGGTGATCACCAAAGATGGCGAGAAAACGGTAAAGCTGAATGAAATCGCGCTGGCATCGCTCGAAGCTGAGGCTGCTGGAGTCGTTAGGGCTCTAGTAACCATTAAAGGCGGATTCATACGCTACGAAACATATTTTGTTTCTGATCTTCCTGATGGCGACTATGAGCTATACACCGCCCCTCCAGCGCCGGTAGTTCCTGATGAGGCTATCAGTCTTGCCGTTGATGGAATCATGTCTACTTACGCAGAAAATCATGACGAATGCCGGAAACGTATTAGAAATCATATTGAAGACGCCTGCCGCGCCGCCATGCAGGGAGCACTGCAGCAGGAGGAGACAGTAAAACCAAAAAAGTAGATCGCTGCGATGTCTGCACTGAAGGCGCTCGCGGCGGGTGTGGTACGTGTGTTTTTAACGGTAATTTTTGATGAGGTATTTATGACTACTACTGATACTGATTTTATGGAGGAGCAGGAAGTATTCGACCTGCTCAAAAAGAAAAAAACTGCTGTTTGGCGCTTACGCAAAGAACGTGGTTTCCCCAATCCTGTTCTCACCTATCCGTCACGCTACAGCCGTAAAGCAGTTATGAAATGGATTGAAGAGGGCGGCGTCAACCGAGCTGTTTAACATGCCAGAATATTTTATCGGCATACATTTCATAAGCCTCTTTCTGCTCCACCAGCCAGTCATGTTTATTGTACACGGCCATCACACCGCCCAGTTCATGCCCCAGCATCTTTTCGGTGACATGGGGCATAACTCCCTCCCCTGACAAATTCGTTACCAGTGAGCGCCTGAAATCGTGCGTTCTCCATTCCGGTATATCAATTTTATCCCTTAATTTTTTCATGTAGAGATTTGCTGACGAACGATCTATTGCCTTATCCAGTTCCTGGCCGGGGAACAGGACGGTGTTACCTGAATTTAGCAGCCTCTCTACAAAAGGCTTTACCTGCTCAAAAACAGGACGACGAATAACATTCCCCATTTTTGAATGCTCTGCTGGAGTGGTCCAAATTAGATCGTCCATATTGAATTCACTATTAGTAGCCAGGCGAAGTTCTGACAACCTAGCTCCCCACAATAACAACAGTTGATGAAGTACCTTGTTGGAAGTAACGATCCTGTTGTTTTCCAGAGCGAGCCATATTTTTGCCAGTTCGGTATAGGTTAAAACCCTGCTTCCAACATCTGGCTTCTTTCCGATAGTCTTTACGCTAAGCTTCAGAACCTCACATGAGGGTATAAGTTGTCTGCTGATACACCAGTTCATTACGGATCGCAGCTGCAGGAGAAGTACCCTGGCCTTTTTGCCGTTTTTCTTTTCCTGCTTATCGAAGAACCTAACCCATGCTGAAACAGGAATATTGACGACGGGGGCATCCGGGAATTCTGTGTACATAGTGTTGTACACAACTGACTTGTATAACGTCTTTGTATTAGGCTTCAGGGTCTCAACATACTTGTTCCACCACTGATCGAGACACTCTTTAAGTGTCAGCTCGCCATCCTCTTTGGCAAAATAATTTTTAGGGTTTAGCCCCTTGAGGTACAATTCGCGCATCTCGCCGACAATGACGCGAGCTTCTTTCAGAGATGTAGCAGGATAGCGCCCAATCGAAAGGCGAACAGGTTTACCATTCCATCGGTACCGAAACTGAAACGTAATCGTTCCGGTAGGGGTAATACGCACGCTGAGACCGTCACCATCTGTGACTTCGGGCGCGCCGTTGTATGGCTTGTCATTGATGCTGCGAAGTTTGGTATCACTGAGGGCCACGGCTCTGTATCCTGTACACACTGATTTTCTGCATTCTGTACTCAATATGTACGCAATGGCAAGTGAACCAAATGATTTTCTTTGCGTAAAGACAGGAACGAATGGGAAATAAAAGGGACTAAAAGCTTGAAGCGGCGTGGACTCTTGCGATAACATGCAACACAAGACGAACACTTAAAAATCAGTTATTTCTACGTCCTCTTAGTTAAATGGATA